TGCACTTTCATCACTTCCTGAATCAGTTCAAATTGAACTGCAAAAGAAGTTTGTATGTGCTGTTTCAAAACCCAAACAACTCCCAACTGTTAAAAATCTGAACCTTGCCGACCTCACCACCAAACAGCGCGAAATCGCTGATGCACGCATGGCTTTAGTGGCTTATGTGAGCGAGTTGGAACAGGTGCAAAGCCGAATCAAAGCCATTACCCACCTCTGCAATGCAGCAAAGTGCGGTGAAATTTCGGAAGATTTGATGGCGTTGATCTCTAAGGCTAACAGCAAAAACGGCAATAACTGCGGCCGTGTGTTATCACCAAGAACCCTGAATCAGTGGGTGATTGATTATCACAAATGCAAAACAACGGAAGAAAGATTGCGTGCGTTAGCACCGGGTCAACGTCAGGCGCAAAAGTTGGAAGAATTGGCGTGGTTACCTGATTTTTTGGTGGCTTATCGCAACACCAACGGCGTAAACGTCACCGAGGCTTACTCAATTTTTAAAGCGCATTGGCAGGCGCACTATGCTGACCAGCCGTTAATGATGGCACGTTTGCCAAGCCTTGACAGAGTACGCCGCGGATTATCCAAGCTGCCACGTCATATCCGTGAAATCGGTCGTAAAACAGGTGCAAGCCTGCGCGCCTTAAACACTTACGTTAAGCGCGATTGGTCGGTGTTAAAGGCGAATGATGTATGGGTGGGTGATGGCCACTCCATGAAGATGAAAGTGCAACACCCTGATCATGGTCGCCCTTTTATCCCTGAATTGACGTTAGTCATGGACGCACCTAGCCGCTTTATCGTTGGTTGGTCGGTCAGTCTAGCAGAAAACGCGTTAGCCGTTGCGGACGCTATCCGAAACGGGATTGAGAACCACGGCATACCGGCTATCTATTATTCGGATAACGGTGGCGGTGAAAAAAACTGGACCCTAGATGCGGATATTACAGGGATTTTGCCCCGCTTGGGCATTAATCACCAAACAGGGATTCCGGGCAACCCACAAGGGCGCGGGATTATTGAGCGGGTGAACCAAACGTTAGCGATTCGCATTGCACGCCAGTTTGAGACTTACCACGGACGCGGTGCAGACCGCGACACCGTGCGACAAACCTCCACGGCAGTGATTTCGCTCGATAAAGCCATTCGTCAAGGGCGCACCGAACTAACCAACAAACAACGTTGGGCGGTGGGTAAATTGCCAACCTGGAAACAGTTTATTGATGCGGTGGAAGAAGGGATCCGTTGGTACAACAACGAACATGTGCACCGTGAAATCGGTTGTACACCGGCACAAAAACGCCGTGAGTTATTAGCCGACACTGAGTTGTTGTTGATTACCCCGATTGAAGCGCGCGACCTATTCCGTCCAAGTGTGCTACGCAAAGCACAACGCGGTTGGGTATCGGTGTTTAACAATGAGTATTTTAGTCAAAAACTGCTTGATGTAGATGGAAAAAGCGTACAGGTGGCAATTGATATACATAACCCAAGTGCGGTCATTATTCGCGACGAATCAGGCGCGTTTATTTGTGAAGCGATTTTAGACGGCAACAAGCGTGACGCATTCCCGATGAGTTTTGTTGAGAAATCTCGCCAAGAAAGACACCAACGCCGCGCGAAATTGAAACAAGAACAACTTGACGAAATTAATGCGGAATTGAATCCGGTCATCAGTATCGCTCACAACCAAGGCGCAGAACTGTTACACGGCTTACGCGCAAAACAAGTTAACCGCTTTGACGAGGACGAAGAAATTGCGTTGTTGCCAAGCGAAATGAGACGCCAACAACGCAAGATGGCAGGAGGTTAGATTATGACAAAACGAATTATTAAAAAAGTCCACTGCGGGCGAGTTGAATACAACAAGAAACCGCATTTTTCTTACCGCCTCATTGAATGGGAAGGGAAAGCGGTTGAAGTGAGACAAGCCCAAGACTTTTTAGCCGTTTATACCCTAAAAGGCAATCTTATTTGCCACGCATCAAGATTAATTACAAATACAGGAGCACTAGCATGAAAGAACAACTCGCAAGATTTATGCAACAGAAAGGGCTAACCCAAACGCAAGTGGCAAAAGCCCTCGGCAAATCGAATGCCGTTATTAGCCAGTATTTAAAAGGCATTTATAAAGGCGTGACTAAAGATATTGACGAAGCGGTGGAACGCTTAATCAAGCGCGAAAAAGACAAGGTGGTTGAGCGCAATTTTAACAGCGAATTTGTGCCGACTTATGCTGCAGAACGTTGCCTTGATGTGGTGCATATTGCCCACGTTGAAGGTGAAATTAGTGTGGTTTATGGCGCGGCAGGCTTGGGAAAAACCAAGGCATTAAAACAGTATGTCAGCCAAAACCCGGAAACGATCTTTATCGAAGTTGAGCCAAGTTGTAGCCCCAAGGTGCTGTTGAAAAACCTCTGCCACCAGTTGGGATTAAACGAAGTCGGGGCTAACCATGAATTGTTTACCCGTATCACCGAAAAATTGGGTGAAGGTCGCTTAATCATCGTTGATGAAGCGGAATTGTTAAGCACGAAAAGTCTTGAATATATCCGCCGAATCCATGACTTAACAGGCTGCGGTGTTGTGCTTGCCGGTATGCCTCGTCTGTTAGTCAACTTAAAAGGGAAATATGGCGAATTGGCGCAACTTTATAGCCGCGTGGGCTTGGCTTGCGACTTGGGCAACCAGTTAAGTGAAGACGACATCCACAAATTAGCCGAAAACGGCTTAGGTACGGACGAATTTAACCAAATCCTATTTAAAGCCAGCCACGGCAACGCCCGCCGCTTAACCAAACTTATGCGCGGTGTGATCCGTGTGGCCGAAATGCACGGCAAACAGATTGACGAGAAGTTAATCAACTCTTATGCAGGCATGTTAATCAATTAATCAGACTAAGGAGCAACAAAATGAGTGAACAAATGAACCGCGTGGCGTATGCGTTAAGACGCGAAGGTGTGCAAATCGTGGAAAGCAAAGACGGACGTTTCCCGCGCATGGTGATTTTAAACCCGAGCCGTCGTTTACAAGAAAAAGGCGTTCAAATGACCACCGTCAAAAATGGCGCGCATATTGTGCGAAACGTGGCAAATGAACAAGGCGTTATGGTCTATTGGGCTTAAGGGGGAGAGGTGCCTAAATATCGTCAAATCTACGCCGTATATCGCGGAGAAGAGAATCTAGGCGACGGCACGGCGGAAGAACTAGCAAAGAAATTTAATATTAGAAAAAAAACACTGTACGCAATGGGGTCAGAAGCGATCCTAAAGCGTAACAAAGGCAACAGATTAATCGTAATTAAATTAGATAAAGAAGAGGTTTAAACCATGAAAGTGATGATTGAAGGTAAAGAATATTGGCGTGATGCCAAAGGCAATTTAACGCCAGCTGAGTTGGTGAAAGAAATCGACAAAGCGCGTGATGCGCTCGTGCATGAATGGGTGGAACGTGGTCGTGATTTGAGCAAAGCAATTAGCCATTTTAAAGAAGGTATTTTTGGTGATGTACAAGCCTTTATTGAGCTTTCTGCCGAGAAATATGGCGCGAAAGTGGGGGGTAATAAAGGCAATGTGACCCTGTTTAGCTATGACGGTAAATACAAAATTCAGCGCGCCATCAATGAAAGTTTGCAGTTTGACGAACGTATTCAGGCTGCCAAAGTATTGATTGATGAGTGTTTGAATGAATGGAGCGAAGGCTCTCGCCCTGAATTAAAAGCATTAATTGAACGCGCATTTAATGTGGATAAGGAAGGCAATTTGAACACCTCACGTATTTTGGGTTTGCGCCGCGTAGAAATCCAAGATAGTCGCTGGCAAAACGCGATGCAGGCAATTAGCGAAAGCGTGCAAGTGGTAAGCAGTAAGGCTTATGTGCGACTTTATGAGCGTGTGGGCGAAACCGATCAGTATGTGCCGATTGCGTTAGATGTAGCGGGGGCTTAAAGCTTATTTAAATGCCCTTTAAATCTCCCCTAACCCCTCTTTACAAAAGAGGGGGACGGGATGAGGGGCATTAGTAATAGGTTTTAATCATTAACAACTAAGGAGCATGTATGGAAAAACTACGAACCTATAAAGATTTTAGCACGTTAGCCGTTGAAATGGAGCGTGCTGGTGCATGGGCAACCGCTGAGGCTGCCTGGCAGAGAGCAGCTATTGTTGCTCGAAAAAGCGAAAATGAAGAATGGGCATTAAACCGCCAAAAGATGTGTGCGCATTATGTCAAAAATCCAAGCAGAAGACCGGAGGTGAAGCATGGCTAAGTATGTGGCGCGCTTTTATTGTTTGGTTGAAGCTGTCGTTGAAGCTGAAAGCAATGAGCAAGTGTTGGAATTGTGTGATTTGAATGTGTGCGATGTGAATAAACTGCCACACACTATTACAGAAATTGATGATGTAGTTGAAGTGGAGGAAGTATGAGTGAGCAAGAAAGAAGGGACGTTAATATAAAACTTGCACAAATCATCGAACAAATCGAGATGGCTCAAGAAATTTGGCTTGATGGTAATCGGAAAGAATGCTTGTTGTTATTGCAAGGAGCAATTAGAGAAATAAAAAAAGTTACATGGCGGGTAATGCCAGTGTTGGGAGATAAGTGAAATGGAAGAAAAAAATATGCAGTAACGTTTGAGCTTAAAGTGGGAGTCAGCGATGACGATTTAACCTTTAATGTAAACACAGCATACCATCAAGCCACAGCTTTATATGTGAAGGACGCAATGACTTGTTTGATGTTTAAGTTACCCGAAATTGTGAGAGCGGGTTGGATTGTGATTGAGGGTATGGACGATAACGTCAAAAGTGGCTTCGAACACAAAATAAAATTAGATTTTTGTACCCAAGATGGGGACGAATGGGATGTTAGTGCGAAAGTCGAAAATCCTAATGAAACTGGCCGTATGTTGATTGGCTTTATTGAAAAAATTCTTCTGAAGGATCCAGTTATTGATGAGATCCTTCAGCGAACAAAATAAGGGGAAGATAGGTGAAAATGAGAGAGTTTAATGTTGAAAATTTAGTTATTTCAAATGACTTTAGAATTAGACCATCTATGAAAGTTATAGAAGACTCTAATGAATATAGATTATTTAAACGAAAAAACGGGGAGTTAATTTTACAAAAAAAATTTATCGAAATAACGTCATTTTATGATGATGGTAGCAAGATGATGAAGCCAATTTGGAAAGATGTAGAAACCTTTAATGAGGAATAAAACCCATTTACAGCCCATTAAATCTCCCCTAGCCCCTCTTTACAAAAGAGTGGGATTGGTTAGATGAAGTGGGCTGAGTAATGTGTTTTCAA